CTCGACGTTCATACACACGATGAAACTGTAGGTCCCGTTCACGGTCGACTCCGTTCAGATAGAGGAGTCGGCATTCAACCGCACCTGAGATAAACGCCCATCGTTCATATGCGTCCAAGAGTCGAAGCGCGCCGCTTCCGTGTCGATGGGGTGCGCTAACAAACCAGAAGATCTCGGTGGCACACAATCGATCGTCGAAGAGGTCGGGTGCCAGGAGACCGCCGAGTCCTCCGATAAGTTGATCGTCATGCCACAACGAGAGCACAGTTCCAATCTGTCGCTCATAAAAACGATTCCAGTTTCGAAGAAAGACCTCGGGAACAAACTCACCGGCTAACTGAAACTCCGCGTGAAACGCTTTCCCATGTTCGATGCAGCGCGGCAACTCGTCTTGCTCTAAGGGGCGAATCATTAAAAACCTTCTGCGAGATTCAAACTTCCCAACCGGGGATTCGCTTGGACTTCCGCTACGATCGCGTTGAATTCGTTATACGCATCGATCGCGGCGCGTCGGGCGCTGCTTTCGGTCGGCGTCGCCTTCACCGCGTTCCAGAGGCGTTCGCGTTCGTCAATGCGATTCTGCGGAGTCATCCGGGCGACTTGTCCCTTCTTCGTAAAATAATTCTGCAGATCGAAATCTTGCGGGCTTTGTGCCGAACTGACTTCCTGTAATTGCTGGAGTCCTTGATTCAAAAGCTTCAACTGATTGTCGACGCCCGCTTGTTTCGCCTCCGGGGACAGTGAGGGATCGCGCGTCAGATCGGAAATGTTTTTGACCGTGTTCGAATACATATCGGCGGCAGCCGCGTTCGTCTGCAGCAAGATCTTGGTATTGTTATCCATCGTCATCAGACGCTCTTTGGTGCCCGCATCGAGGAGCGCCAGCGAGGTCTTCGTATTCGCATCCAACGTAAGCCCGGTCAACTTGTTCGCTTCCTGCGCATTTAATGCGGAGATCTGCGTCGCATTCTTCGCGTTCTCGAGCGACGCTTGATTCGCCTGTTGCGTATCGAACTGCCGTTGCGCGTTCAGCGCATTGGCCGTATTGGTCATCGCCTTATCAAAGAACCCGGCGTCAGTTTGGGCGATCGGAAGCGCTCGATCAATCATCGCCCCCTGCGCGTAGCCGGCGGCGAGGCTGGAATTGAGCAAGCCTCGTTCCGCCGCTTTTTGTAATCCTTCAGTTTCGCCGCGTCGTAAATAACTCCCGCCTCGATCGAGGAGGGTTTCCATCTGACCGCGCGTGGTCCCAGTCGTCGGATCGACGGTATAGGGTGCGGCCGTATACGCTTTCGTGGTCGCCGCGACCGGTTCCGCTTTCGCGGACGGCGGCGTGTTGAAAAATCCACCGGGGGCGGACGGTGCGGGCGGCGTCGCAGGTGTGGACGGCGCAGCCGCAGGCTTCGGCACCCTTGGCGGTGTCACCGGAGGTTGGACTTCTCCAGGGAGTGTGTAGCCTGGCGGATTGATCGTTCCCGTAGCTAATGCCATAGACAATACTCCGTCCTCTACTGTATTATTGCACGTTTAGCGCGTCAAATGACTGTCTATTTTGAGACAATCGTCGAGTCGACGCTCCGTTCTCGCCGTATTGATGCAAATTTGTTTCATCGCCGCCGTCAAGTTATGCAACTGTTCGGCGTGCTGTTTACCACTTTGTTCGATCATCCGTTCCATTAATTGCGTTTGGTGCTCTTCCTTAATTTTGGTCGTCAATACATCGTCACGGATGTCCGTAATTTTTGACGGGATGAATCCCCAATTAAACGCCCCCATCGCAATGAGGACCACGGTGGTCGGAAATCCGACCGTGCTGACGAGTTCTTTGACATCCGAGACACTCGGGACCATCGCGTCACCTCCCCATCTTCTTGATATTACGTAACGGCGTGACATGCAACGTGATCGAACTGATCGTAAACGGCTTCACATAGTTAGACGACGTGCGGATCGTCGGCTGGAACGTGAAGCCGGTCCCACGCACATCACTTTCGGTCGGCGAGACGGTCGCGCCATCCCAGGTGAACGCATCCCAGACAAACGAATCCCATGCCGGGGCGCCGGAAAAGCTCGACTCGTACGTACTCGCCCCCGGTTGTAAGACTTGCGGACTATTGTGTGTGAGCGCGTAACCGAGTTGGAATGTCGCATAAAAACTCCCTTGGAGCTCGAAGGACATCGAGCCGTATTTCTTCTTGGCGCGGTGTCCTCGCGACACGTGCTTATTGAGCGTCAAATACGCGTCAATCAGTTCGCCGTCGAATGACGAGCCGATATCCATCTCGTACACATAGCCGTTCGAACTATCTCCAACTAAGACGCGTTCTTCATTGCCGCTCGTTTTCGATCCCCATCCACACGAGAAGGAGCGCGGAAAGAGCATGCGCATATTGCCGATCGGCTTCCCATTGACGATCGTCGTATAGAGCGCCTGACCGTCGTTGAAATAGACGCGGTATTGATGTTTCGTATGATGGGTCACGCTAAACATGGGGCGCGCACGTTGAGCTGCAATGAACTCCGGGATCCCCGCTGTGAGCGAGGACTGCATAAAATCACCGAACGTGTCGGTCGTGCGAATGTTGACGACCCCCGCATGCGAGAACCAGTACCCCTGCTCCAACTGTTGCGCGGAATAATGCGTGCCGCCGATCCCTTTGTTGGTCGAGACAAGGTGCCACGACGCGGCGGTCTTTCCATAGAGGAAGTGGGTATTCGAGAACGTAGTAATCCCCAAGACCGCAGTGTCTTCGTTCCCCCCTTGGCTGATGAAATTCGTGATCGTATCGCCGACAGACGTTTCGAGCGCGCCGCTATCGGCGGTCCATTCGTACGGGCGTCCGATTCCAGAATTAATTGCTGAACTGCCGAAGGCGAAGAACAAATGGTCTTTATGAATTTTGACGTGCTTCGGCGTATCGCTCGCCGTCCCGGTCGTAATGGGCACCATCACGGCCCCGTCGAATTCGAATCCTCGATTCACCCCATCGCAGCCGTAGATCCGGCGTTTCGTCCCATTCACCTTAAAGCGTCCGATGTCGAACTCAAACAATCCGCCGGGAGCGAACGTGATCGCGGTCTGAGCCCCGCTCAACGTAACGTTAATCCCGCCGGTGATGGTCGCCGCCCCGGCCGTAAAATTCCCTCCGCTCGGGGTTCCGATAATCAGTCGACCGCTCGCGTCATTACTAGACCAGGCGCCATCTTGCAACACCACACGTTTGATCGTAGCGGTCACACCACCGCGCGTGAGAGTCGAGCCTTCTGCCGGGACGGCGGCGCCTCCTGCAGTAAACGAAATTTCATGGTCGAACGGGACGTTGACCCATCCGCCAGTGGTCGATTTATACGCCTTGGTGACAAGCCCGTCGCTGCGAAACGCGTAGGTGACTTCTCCAGTCCCGTCGAGATCCGCCTCAATAACCCCTTGAATCGGCCCTTCGCCGAACACTTCTTCAATGTCCGCTCGATAGATGTCGGCGGCTGCGGCGGCGTATTGGGCGGAGGCGAGAGGGGAGAGGATCGTATTGACCGCGGTCGTGGTGCCGATCGGCGTCGCGCCGACACTCACCGTCTCATTATCCAGAAATGACGCGCTTAATTTCGTGAGGATGAGGAAATTGACCCCGATCGCCACAATGACGCCAGTCGACCCGCTCATGCCTCCCGTGAGAGTCTGGCCGGTCGTCGGGACATTGGTAAACGAAAGAAGTTGGACGATGCTGAAGGAGGCGTTCGACGGTTTTGGTCGTCCGTCGAATCGTTCGTATCCCCCGATTAACGCGTAGCCGCCGGTGGTGCGATCCGGAACCGCTTCGAAATTTTGACTGTCGCGCACCGTCCCTGGCGGTCGAAGTAACTCGGAGCCGAGGGTATACCACCCTCCGACGAGCTGAATCGTTTCTGGAACGGCTTGCGCCGTGGCAAATTTAATGGACATAGCATATTACGCCAGAGGACCGGGGCCTTTGATTTCGGGACTATAGATTCGCGTCAGTCGATTGAGCACTTGGTTATATTGCTTTTCCGCCTCGTTGTACATCGTCGGATCGTTTTCTGCCGCGGCGTAAAACATCTGGGTCCGATACACGAGCGCCATGACTCCCCATCCTGGCAATCCGGTCGGAACGTCCGCATCATCTTCGTCGAAATGCTCCGTCGTCCGCATGTAGTCCCCGGTGATTGTATACCCGGTCAGCGGGGTTTGGATCCCAATCGAGAGCGCCGGGGTGATCGTGAACACGACCGGTTGAACTTCTGAGGTTCGGAGTGCGCCAATCTGGTACACGTCTCGGAAATTGTCATACTCCTCAAACGTCAAGAAGATTTCCCCAGACTGATTCCCTGTCGGGTACATGCGAAAGGTGTGACGCAGCCACGTTTTCACCCCGGCGGTCACGCCGGCTTGCGCGGGCGTGTAATACACTTGGCTTGCGACGGTGGGGAACGATGCGCTCGCACGCATGAATCCCCAATCGTCGCGTTTGTCCTGGAGTTCAACCCAGGCTTCATCGGCCCACAGCACGAAGTCAAGCGATTGCCCCGTTTGGGCAACGACGGTCGACGTCAACGACGCGAGCTGACAGCGTTGTTGGGCTCGTTGCACGATGTCGAGCAACGAGGAGGGGTTCAGTATGGACATCGTTCAGACTCGTCGACTGAGTAACCGTTCAAACCACGGTGGACCGAGCGGATTCTTGTCCTCAAGCACTTGAAATTGAAAGGTGCGAGTGGTGACCGGAGTCGTGTGATTGATCGGATCTTCGCCCTTCGGCTGCTCGACGCGCACTTGAATATTGTCGATTCGATTGCTCGCGAGCTGCGCGACAGTTTTGCGCTTGACGTAAATACTCTGTCCGCGCGGGAGATACCCCATCTGGACCCAACCGTTCTTGAACAAGACTTCTGCCGGGATTCCACGATTCGCGATGTAATCCGTACATAAGGGGGCGAAATTCGGATCGTTGCTTTGGAAAATGTGGATCTTCACCGGCTCTTCGAGAAAGGCCAGCGTTTCGAGTTCGTCCTCGGAAATCCGATCGACCGGCTCGATCTTGAACGGATTCTCCATCTTCTCTTCGATGGGCGGCTGGACAACTGAAGATCGCTGTTCGAGTTTGACGGATTCTGAATGGATTCCTTTGGATCGACCGACTTTCCGTGTGACGGGTTTGGGTGCTTCGGCGATAGCAGACATACGATTCACTCCTCCTCTGTGAATAGATGCACGCGAGGGGCCGTGAGACCCCTCGCGTGATGATACTTACAACCGATTGGGTAGGGTATTGATGTCCTGAATCGAGACCGTAATCCCGGTCGCGTTCCAGTTATTCGTACCCAAGATCCAACCGGACGCCGACGCAGTCGCCCCGGCTTTCACGGTCATGATCGCGAAGGGGACGTACCCTTCTGGGACCGGTGGGAGATTCGGCTTCCCGCCCTGGGCGGTAAAGTTCCCCTGCATATCGAGCGGATAAGCCCGCTGATGCCCAGGAGACCGCAGCGATTGCGCGACCTTCACCGTCCCAGACGAGTTGACCATCCACAAGAAGATGGTACCCTCGCCGGGTGTGTTCGCGACACTCCCGCCCCCGTACAACGGGACGAATGGCGCGCCGGTATTAGCGTCAGTCGTCGGTGTCACCCCGTCGGTGACCGCAGCCTTGGTAAATTCGTTCCCGTTCAACACACAGAGCATGGTGCCTGTGGTGTCGTAGACGGTCTCCGCGCCCGTGGCGGTCAACGCAGCTTTCGTCAACACCTGAGTTTGAGCTGCATTCGCGAGTGCTGAAATATTCATGGCAAAACGTCCTTTCCTCCGTGAATTATCGAATAAACGTCTGATCGTACGCGCCCATCAGATTGACATACACCGCGTTCGGCACGACGGTTGCGTCGTCGAGCGGAGTTGTCCCCCCGGTAAAGTTCCCCGTCCCAGTAGGATTGATGACCACGAAACCGATCCGAGTCTGCTCTTTCTTCTTCGGCGGAAACTTCACCGCGGCGTAACTCGCCCCGGCGGTTCCCATCGTGGTCGTCCACGTTCCGGCTGAATTGATGTCGAACACGAATACATTGAATGTGGCGTTCGACACCACGCCTGACAACGCGGCCATGTCGGTATTCGCGGCGATGAGCACCGGATCACCTTTCACGATACCGCGACAGGCTGTCGCCGCTTTTGCAAGGGCACTCCCACCGGCCTTGATCGCAAGGCCGGCAGATGTAAACATCTGACAGGAGAGCGCGTCGGCAATTTCGCCAAACGTGTTGAGCAACAATTCTTGCTGCTTACGTTCAGCCCATCGATTGAATACGAGTCTCAGTGGATTATCCATGGGTCCTCGTCCTCCTTATTAATTCACTTCAGATTTCAGACCCACAAATCCCACGGCCATCCATCCGTTGTTTTCAACGGTCGCGGCCTTCCACCACATTGTCCCGGCCAAGCCCCTCTGTCCGAACGGATCGGACTTCGTCTTGGTCGTCGGAGGTAGATAGGTCGGATTCAAGGCCGTCAATCCGCGTACAGACAACTGTGACCAGGCATCCTTGCCGTAGACCACAAACGGGTACACGTCGATGTTGGATCCGCTGGTGCTCGCGCAACCGGTCGCACCCACCGCCGCACCGGCGTCCTGGAATGCCGGGAGGTCTGGAGACAGGACGATCCGGATCTTCCCGACCTTTCCGATTTCGTGCTCCATCGGGCGTCCGCTTGCGTACTTTTCCACGCGCGTAAAGCCGGGGAGGTCTTCGAAGTTATGCTCCAAGTCTGTGTGGCTGACGAGCACATATCCACCGGCGACGGGATCGGTCCCGTACCTCGCACTGGCTGCGAGGGTGCTGGTGACGAACTTTGCATGTTGGCGCTGCAACGCGGTGATGATACTGCGCAGCATGCCGACTGAGACGGAGTTGTTGACCGTCGCCATCGTGGTCCCGGTACCCCCGAAGAACTGGTTGGTGCAGCTTCGGAGGACGCCCCAATCGATCATTTCGTTGACCAGGGCCACACGCTCGCCGATCTGCTCCAACATCTGCTTGGGGATGTCATCCTCATGCAGATAGAAGGTCTTGTCGGTAAACGCGTAGAGACAGCTATACTGCTGTGGAATGGTCTGCACATCCACGGAGCTGATCGTCTCGCTCGGAGGCGTGATACCTTCTGCCGTGAGATGGGCGTTCACGATCGCACTACCACGATCGCCGGTGCCGTTGGAGAAAAAGGTATTCTGGGACGACGCACTAGCTCCGTAAGGGAGCCACCGACGCTGAATGATCACGTCGCCCACGTTCTTCGGCATTTCGATCTGCCGGCCGTGACGGGCGATCACTTCCACGACGGCGGCATGGGACAAAATCCCACCCTTGAATTTGTTAATCCGCCCTGCGTTCAATGCAAACGTCTGAGTTCCGAGAGGCATGGTCTATCTCCTTTAACGTCTCCCAGCGGGACCTTCTCGAAAGCCGGCTTCAAACTCCTCTTCGTCACTCTTGGGACGTGGCGCCGGGGGTTTGATCTTCCCTTTCGTGGTCACCGCTTCCTCCAATCGATTCGTGCGAGTCGATGAAGCGGGAGGCTTGGGTTGTTCGGTCTTGGTTTTCTTGTGTTCCTTGAACTCGGTCAAGATATCGCTTAA